AAGCATGAGAAGGATTATGGTCTAGGGATGTTCCTTAAGAGATTCGAAAGATATCTCAAAGGTCACCCTGCTCCAATCTTTGGTCCTCGTGAACTTGGATGTCTTGGCGCCCCCGTTCCTCCAGAGTATTCCTTTACAAGAATGCAGAGGATCTGGATGGAGTGCCATCGCCTTGGTATGTACAACTACCGAGAGGGTCGTCGTACCGATTATAGTCGTATAATGAGTGTCTTTGAAAAGAAGATTAAAACGGAGTGTTCCGATCTTCTTAACGAAGTTGAGTTTGGACCAGTTAATGGACCAATCTCTCCACAACTGTGGAACTCATCATGTGACTCAATCTTGGTACTTCCTGACCCCAGTTCTCGTGATGGTGGTCTGGCTCGTAGCTTCCTTCCACTACATCGTTGGTTCATTAAGTCCTCGACAGACAAGATCTGTAGAAAGATGGGCTCAAGACGTTGGTGGAGATTCGTTAAGAATCACACCAGTCTACCTATACTCTCAGAATCAGATCTGTCAAGTGTTCGTGACAACGAGTGGACATCCCAGATGAAGGGATGGGCAAGCTCTGCTCTCGCAGACCCCTTTTCGATTGTACTTGATGCTTACGCACAACTCTAGAGCTGTAGCTTGCAATAAGAGATCAGAGGAGTCAGTGAATACGTAATGATCCACTACGGTGAACTAATGTCACTCATCCCCTACAATCGAAAACGAGATGCGGCCCTCGCAAGCGCCGCCGGAATCGCTAACTTTGTTCGCAGTAATCCGCAGGTGGTTGAAGCAATCTTGTCGAAAGGTAAGAAGGCTATTAATGGTCTTCTTTTCCCCACGGCTCCTGCCTCTACTAACCAGCGTGCTATCAGTTTTAGCTCTCCTCCTACGTCTTATCGCAAGTCTCGTAAGAGACGAGCCCGACGCAGTAAAGGAATGATCGAGAATGCCAGTGTCCCCAGAAGTCCTTCGGTTCTTGAACCGAGGATCTGTACGACACAAGTTGCAACTCTTGCTACGAATGGTGCGGGTACTTTCTCGCAAGTGGCCTGGGCTGGTGCCAAGGACACGGCTGCGTGGCAGTACTTCAGTGCCAATACACAGTTTGCTTCATTAGCAAGCATGTTTTCTTACATGGAGATCAATCGTCTCACTGTGGTATATAAGCCCTCTACGTCATTTTCGACGGGAGGATACTTATCTATAGGTTTCGTAGATGATCCAACTTTTACTGTCGCTACCCTTACCGCTGCTTTATCACACCAGTACAATATTCAGAAGACACAATCCGTTTCCGGAGATGTCAAGACTGAACATAGACTAGTATGGGTGCCACGGACTCAGGAAGATCGAGAGTCAAAGAGTACGGGAGATGCCTCTGGTATCTCCGGTCCTACGCGTAGGACCTTTGGGTGTGGGTTCTTTGGTATTTATATAAATTCCAATGCCCTCTCCTCAAATATTGGTGTACTCGAGATTACTGCTGATGTGACCTTTAAAGGTCTAATTTAGGATTCCGTATGAGTTTCGGTCCGAAAATCAGGTTGATGACCTGTACCGATGTAAGGTTAAATTATCTTGTACGATAATTCCCACCTCTATGAGGGGTACTCACATCGTAGGCTACCACTGACTTACAGCCGCATTCTATGAAAGATCGGGAAGACACAATGATGTACTATGTACTGAGTGTCGACCTAAGGTGCTTTCCTCTTTTGTGTGAAACTTAATTCACTGGAATAATAGTTCAGATGTGCTAAAGGAAGTAATAATAGTAATTCCTGAAGCAAAATGCCCTCATTCCCTATAGAGTCTATTATATCGTGCTTAGGGGTCTCCCCCTTCACACTCGGGTTCCTTTCGGAAGACCTGATGGATTTCAGGTCACTTTCCTTGCCGAAGCAGGAAAGTCCCGGTTACCGCCAAG